ACCTCGATACTCAGCAGGCCAGTCATCACGACCCCGCTGCCCGAACTTCCGGTCAACCCCGTGCTGACTCGCAATCGGGAAACGATCCCGAGTCGGTACTTCCGCGACATCAACTACGATCCCGAGGAGATTCTCGCCGCGGCGATGCGCGGTTTGGGCGGAAAGATGGCCATGCGATCGGTTCTTGGTGAAATGGGAAGATAACCACTATGGCAATCGAGAACTTCCTTCAGAACGCTGCCAACTTCGCAACCGGTGGACTGTACAATCAGCTCACCGGACGCGACAAAGAACTTGAGGAGCAGAAGCTCGCTGAGGCTGCTGCATTTCGGGCTAACCCGGAGCTTGTCCGAGAAGCTGCCAAGTACGACCCGAGCATCATGGAGCGCCTCGGGAACCTGCTGACCGGAGGCATCTACGGGCAGGCCAGTGGCATGAACGAGAAGCTCCAGCAACGGAGTCTCGCCAAGCAGCAGATCATGGAGGATGAGCTTCAAGCGCGAATGCTTGAACGCATGCGGGGCTACGGAATCAGCCCTGTTGAAGAACCCATTGGAAGCGAATTGAATCCTGATCGCAGTGCCGCACCGATTCCCGTTGCGCCTGGAACCATTCGCAAGAGGAACACTTTCGCTGGAGGCTACTGACCTATGGCTACGAACTACAATTACCCGAGCGTTGAAAACATCGAGACTCAGGCGCAATACCGCCCTGGTGTCGCTTCCAACATCTTCAACGTCCTGACCGGTGGTCTCGCCGGCCAAATCACCGGAAGCACTCAACGCGCTCAGGAAGCCGCTCGTGCCCGTCAGGCGCTGCTTCAAGAGGAGTTCAATAAGCGGGATGAGCAACGGATGCTTGAGCGCCAGTTGATGGTGAACGCGCTTCAGCAGGGAATTGCTGCTCCAGAAGGTGCCACGTTCGAGGAGAGGATGGCCGACTTCAATAAGAAGCGAGTTCGTCGAGATATTGCTGCGTTTCAAGGAGCCAAAGAAGGCCTTGAAAGTCCTACTGGTCCCTATCAGTCACCGCTGCAATCTGAACCCGCATTCCAAATTGCCGCAGCTCAGGCTCAATCCGAGGCGGTTAAACGCGCTTCCGAAATTGAGCAAAACAAGAGATTGCAGGCGCTCAACGACTTTGAGTTCCTCAAGGGCTCAAACGCCCAGCTCCGCGGCAATGAAACCCCCGGAGAGCTTTCCGCTTTGGCGTACCAAGCTCGCATCAAGGCTCAGTCGCTGTATCCTCAAGAGATTAGACAGGCAGCAGACAAGGATGCAGCAATCGAGCTGTTCAATCAGAATCCTGATCTTGAGGCTTTCAAGGGTTACAACGAGCAGTCGATTCAAAACCTCCCTCTTAGTGCTTACAAGGGGTTGAATGCGCGGGCCAACAAAGACCTCCAGAAGAGTGTTACGGAGAAGAACAAGCTGGCTCAGGAGAATGCGGTCGTTGAGGCCACGAAGATTCTCAATGGACCGGTCGAAGAGCGCGATCCGGTGAAGCTGTATAAGTTGTCTCCGTACCTTCCGGACTACCTCATCAAGAGTCCCAAGTTCCAAGCGGCAACCGGCACTGGCCCTGGACCTACGAGCGATGAAGTTAAAGCTATCAAGACTTACACCGAATCGCTTGATGGAGCCAATCGGGTTTCAAGCCTCATCGCTCGTGTTGCTGCCACTCCTGGTGGTCTCAAGAAGTTCTCCGAGAACAACTTCGGATACATCTCCGATCAGTTGAACACCAAGGGATCCAAGTTCTTCGCAAATGACGATGAGCGTGAACTCGCCAGAGCCTTGAAGGCTGAATACGAGTCGTTCAGGCAAGGGCCTCGAAAGGCTCTATTCGGTGCTTCACTCACTCCTGGAGAAGAGGCCAGCTCTTCGTTGTCTTGGGGTTCTCCTGCGGACAAGGATTTCATGAATCGTGCGATCCAGTACATCGATCGACTGCAAGGCGAAGATCCGATTGGAATCTACATCGATATGGGAAGGTCTATAGATCCCAGAATCATCCAAAGGGTTTCTGGTCTGAAGAAGAACTACCAAGAGATCAGACCCACGTTTGGCGTTCGCTCGTATACGTCAGGTGCTCAGGGTGCTGCGGCAGCTCCTGCTGCTGGAGGCGGAAAAGTGATCGAAATGACGCGGTCTGGAACGAGGAAATAACATGGCTATCCAAGTTAAAGTCGAAGGTCTCGGCACACTCAGCTTCCCTGATGATACCCCAGAGGATGTCATCTCTGATGCTGTCAGGCGTGAGGTGGCCAACCAGGACGCTCAGAATCAAAAAGTGGCTCGTTTGAGCAGGCTTCCGATGACCGGTGGAGCATTCATGCCTCCGACCAAGCAGACGATCGGAGAAGAGTCCATGGCTGAAGCCGAAGCGATTCAACGCGAGAAGATGCGCGATCTCGGAAAGGCTTCTCTTAGATACGGCGTTCCACTTGCCGCTGGTATTGCCGCTGGACCTGTAACCGGACTCGCTGCTCTTGCTCGAACTGCTCTTATTGGAGGAACCGCGGCGGGCGCTGGCGAAACGGGCGCTGAGACGATTGAGAAATTCGCTGAAGGACAAGAATATCGTCCTGGTCAGATTTTAGGAGCAACAGTTCGAGGAGCCGTTCCATATCTCAAGGGAGCTGGCCCGCTCACCACGTTGGCTAAAAACGTAACTGCGGCAGGAACCGGTGGTGTTGCCGGTGGAATGCTCGAAGGAGGAGTCACTGATGCGCGTTCTGCGATCAAGGAATTCGGCATTTCAGGCGGTCTTGCTGGCGTTCCTCAGGCTGCTGAGAGCTTTGCTGGAGCTGTTGGCAGCTTCTTCCGCAAAGCGGGAGAGAAGGCTCAGGTTCTTGAGAAGGCTGGCATCACTCCGTTGGCCACAGATGTGGTTCCCGGCCTCGCTTCGTTCGCTCAGAGGGCGCAATCGAAGATGGGTCTCAACACTCTGCGTCAGCTTGAGGAAAATCAGGTCGCTGAGATTGAAAGACGAGCCCGTGAACTCGGTGGATCGGTCAATCCGACCGATGTTGTCCGCGTTTACGAGGATGCGGTTCAGCTTTTGGGCCTCAACAAGGTCAATGACATCACCGGACAGAGCCGAACCTTCGCCGGGGCCACTGAAGCTCTCCAAAACGCGGTCAACGAGGCCAAGAAGTACGGCAATGAGTTGATGCAGTCTGAGCAGCAGGCTTTCAAGGAGACTCGAACCAGAGAACTCAACGATGTGGAGCAGAATTGGCTCCAATTCGTGGATTCTCTTGGCACTCAGACCGAACAAAAGATCGCTGGAGCACTGAATCCTAGGATCGCGGCACAAGAAGCACGAGCTACGAGAGAAGCGTTCCCTGCTGGAGTGCCTGAAGGCGCTGATACTGCCCGAAAAGGATTCAGGATCCAGCAACTCATCACTCAACCGGCAGAAGGCCAGCCTCCAGGTCTGAAGCAGCTCACTGACGACTTCTTCAAGAAAGAATACGCGGGCATTCCGACTGAGGAACGCGTTTTTAGACCGGATGTTCCGATTGGAGAAACTGGAGTTTCACTAATCGACAAAGTTCAAGAACTGAGGGCTTTAATTCCAAAAACTGGAATGCCAGGACTTGAAGACATCATTAAAGGTGCCAGCAGAACCGAACGAGTTCCTATTGCTGGAACTGGTGGAATGGCTTCAAAAGCAGTGCCTTCCAACTTTTCGTTGTCTGAACTTCGAGAAATCAGGTCCAACCTTGAAAACTGGGCCTATTCCAAGGAAGCGTACGGAAGTAAGGCTCAAGCAAAGGCAAAAGAGCTTTCAAACTACATCACCACGTTGCTCAACGAGCAGGCTCCGATCGTTTATAAGCCTGAAATCGCTGAAAAGTTTCTACAAACTCAAGCCAAGTACGCTCAAGTTCGCAAACTCTGGGAGAACCCATACATTGAAAGAGCGTTCGCAGGGATTGAAGCGACTCCTGAGAAGTTCCTCGAACAGCTTGGAAACTCGGTCACGAAATACGGCACTCAAGGCATTCAATACCGTGGCATTTCAGATCTTCTGGACAACCTGAAGGCCATCGGTGTCGAGGGCGTTCCTGATCGCTCCGAGATCAACTCTCTGGTGCAGCAGTTCATTGCCACCAAAGCGGCCAACGCCGCTGGCGGAATCGACAACACCAAGCTGCTTGGAATCCTCAACGGCATCGAGCGGACAGCCCCGGGATCGCTTCAGGAACTTGGGTTCGGAAACCTCGCTCAGCTTCGCAACTTCGATGTCGTCAACAACCTGATCCAGTCGAGCACCAAAGATAAAAAGGTCGATTACCGTGGCCTGCTCACAAAGCTGAACGTCATGGAGTCCCAATCTCCGGGAACCCTCAAGGCTCTTGGGCTTGGACCCATCGACGATCTGGAGAAGCTGAACCGAAACCTTGGCGCTGCTGAGACCGAACTGTCGGAGGCTGTGAAAGCTCGTGAGGCGGCTAAATCCGACACGCTCACCGGTTACAAGATCAGCGAGCGCATTCTTGGCCTGCTTGAAGACTCCAGGGACATCAAGTCCGTGATGAACACGCTTGAGGATCAGGTCAGCAACGCGGCCACTCCAGAGCTTCGCAAAGCCGCCGCTGATGCGCTGATCAACACGCGGGCCACCAAGATCGAGGACATCCTGTTTGGAACGCGCCAGAATGGGGTGTCACCCGGAGCGTCCAGCCTTGATCCGGACAACATCCGAAAGATGCTTGCCACGCCTTCGACGCGAGAGGAGTTCTCAAACATCGTTGGACCGCGGGTACTGAAGCAGATCGAAGACGAACTCCTGCCGGCATTCGACATCATCAGGGATCGTCAGCTTCGTGCTGGTGGAGCGGGCCAGACAACCGGTGGCCAGCTTGTTGAAAAAGCCACCCTGAGCGGATTCAAATCGCCTTTTGTTATCGGTGGAACGCTGCTAGCAACCGGAGGTGAACTTAAGACATCAGCTCTTGCTGGATTGGTGACACTGGCCGCTGATATCGGTGTGCCGTACCTTGCGGCAAAGGTGCTTGCCCGTACAGTCGGAGCGACCGGACTCCGCAGCAAACAGGCCAGTGCTCAGGCCATCGAATCGCTCGCTCGCGCCGTCAATAAAGCTCCGAATCGAGAGGCTGCGCTGCGCCTGATGCGCGACTTTTCCGAGACCGGAGAAGCCCCGAGCAACACGCGGGAATAATTTCCGCAAGAAATAGTTTGCAACACTCGGCAACACGGGATACGTTCTGTCCCGTGAGCGTAAAACTACTCTCTATCAAGGAGATCGCACAGACGCTCGGGACTCATCCCGAGACCGTGCGTCGCTGGATCAGGGATGGTCGGCTTCCAGCCATGAAGGCAACGAAGCGCACGATCCGTGTTCGCTCCGACGTCATCGAGCAACTACTCCGAAACAACAACAAATGAACGCAATCGCAACGACAACCGCTGATGCATCCTCCGAGATGTACAGCAAGATCGCAGACCCCATCACCGCCATCGAGAAGATGGGCGAGTGGATAGCTTCCAGCGGCATGCTGGGATGCACCAAGGTCGAACAGGGCAAACTCATCGCGTGGCAATGCGCCGCCGAGCGCAAGACCCCGTTCGATTTCAAGCGCGAGTACCACATCATCAACGGCTCACTCAGCATGCGCTCCGATGCCATGCTGGCCGGCTACCGCGCTCGCGGCGGCAAGGTGCTGTGGAAGCAGTTCGACACCAAGGCGGCAATCGCTGTCTGGAAGTACGACGGCAACGAATGCGAGATCGGATTCACCCTTGAGGACGCCAAGCTCGCGGGTCTCCTCCCCGCCAAGCCGGGTTCCGGGTGGGCCAAGGATCCGGGTGCAATGCTCCGCGCTCGTTGTATCTCCAAAGCAATCCGCATGCTGGCTCCTGAAGTGGTGGCCGGCATCTATACCCCGGAAGAGACCGAGGACTTCCAGCCCGCGCCCGCTGAGGTGGCTGTCGCTCCAGCCAAGGCCTTCGACCTCGTGGCCAAGCTCGAAGAACTCTTCGAGGCTCGTGAGTACGATGTAAACGCGCTGCTGCTCAAGGCTGGTCGAATCAAGGAAGGCCAGACCTTCCGCGATTTGGATGACACCTTCGCCAGCAAGTACATCAGCAAGCCTGACCTCATCCTCAACAAGCTGCCCGTCATCGTGACCACCGAGATCGTGAACACGGAGGTGCAGCCGTGAGCGGAGAACTCATCTGCAACATGCCGGCGGCGATCTACCACGGCACCAAGGCACTCTCGAAGTCCGGGCTTGATCAGTTTCGCAAGTCGCCCGCCCATTTCCGCGCTTGGCAGGACGGCATCACCAAGAACGAGTCGTCCCCCGCCCTTGAGTTCGGCACTGCGGTTCACATGGCGATCCTTGAGCCTGAGCTATTCGCCAAGTCATACACTGTCTTCACCGGCGATCGCCGCAACAAGGACGGAAAAGCAGCCTACGAGGCCGTCATCGCATCGGGCATGAACCCGCTCAACCAAGAGCAATGGGACAACATCACCGGAGCCGCTGCCGCGGTTCACGCTCACCCTGCCGCCGCTCCGCTGCTCAACGGCATCCAGACCGAGGTCTCGTGCTTCGACACTTGGATGGGCGCGAAGGTCAAAGCCCGCATCGACGGCCTTGGGAAGGACTACATCATCGACGTCAAAACCACCCAGGACGCATCGCCAGTGGCCTTCGGGAAGTCATGCGCCCAGTTCCGATATCACGTTCAAGCCGCGTGGTATCGCCAGATCACAGGTATCCAACGGTTCGTGTTCATCGCGGTCGAGAAGGAGGCACCCTATGGCGTGGCCTGCTACGAACTCGATGAGCAGGCCATCAACCTCGGCATCGATATCATCGAGGAACAACTCCGAACATACGTCGAGTGCGAGCAACTCAACTCTTGGCCCTGCTACTCGTCCCAGATCCAATCACTCTCGCTGCCCGCGTGGGCGGCTCGTCAGTCCGAATAACAACAGCAACACACATCCCAACACATGAAATTCAAAGTCGATCGTTCCCAAGCCGAAGTTAAGCCGTTTGCCGGTCCCGGCGAATACACCATCGTCATCCAGTCCGCCAAGGACGAGGGTCTCGACAAGAGCGGTAACAGCGTCGCCACGCTGCGATACAAGGGCACTGGTGGAGAAGTCATCAGCGACCGCTTCATCCTCAAGGACACCATGATGTGGCGTCTGCAGGCGTTGATCAGCGCGACTGAAGCCAACATCGATGACGGTGCCGAGTTCGATTTTAGCGTCGGAGGAGCATTCACACGGTTCCTCCAGGGCTTCGTTGGGCTGTCGATGATCGTCGTCCTCGAAGAGGAGAAGTACACCGACAAGCAAGGTCAGGAGCAGACCGCTCTGCGTGTTCGTCGGATGAAGAAGGTGCCGTCCGATAACGACACCATCTAACCACTAAACAAAAGCCCCCGGAGGTTGCAGCCTCCGGGGGTGACATGAGTCCAAAACAACAAAGCGCAACGACACGCTATGCAACTGAGACCGTACCAAGAAGAGTGTGTGGGTCAAGTCTTCCAGTCTTGGGAAGATTATCAACGATCGCTGATCGTCATCCCCACTGGTGGCGGGAAGACCATCGTCTTCGCTCACATAGCCAATCGCGCTCAGGGTCGCACCCTCATCATCGCGCACCGCGAAGAACTCCTTCAGCAGGCCAAGGACAAGATCAAGCAGGCCGTCGGTCGAGACGCTGCACTCGAACGCGCTGAGGACTTCGCGGGTCCAGAGTTCCGTATAGTTGTCGGATCCATTCAAACCCTTCTACGCCGACACAATCGGTTCGATCCCGATTACTTCACCAACATCATCATCGACGAGGCGCATCACGTTGCAGCCGACTCGTACCAGAGCGTTCTAAGCCACTTTCCGCAGGCCAATATCCTCGGGGTCACCGCAACCCCAGATCGCTCCGATAAGAAACAGCTCGGGTCATTCTTCGAGAACGTCGCCTACGAGGTCACACTCCTCGATCTCATCAAGCAGGGCTATCTCGTACCCATCAAAGCCCGTGTCTGCGATGTCTCCATCGATCTCACCAAGGTCAAGTTCCACGCCGGCGACTTCGATGCCAATGACACCGCTCACGCCATCGAGCCGTACCTCGAACGCATAGCAGCCCAGATCAAGCAGTTCGGCGGGAAGAAGACCATCGTGTTCCTGCCGCTCATAGCCACATCGGAGAAGATGACCTCCATCTGCCGCGCAATCGGCCTCGATGCCGAGCACGTGGATGGCACCAGCACCGATCGTAAAGAGATCCTCAAGCGTTTCTCCCAGAAGCAGCGCGGAGTCCTCTGCAATGCCATGCTACTGACCGAGGGGTACGATGAGCCTAGCATCGACACCATCGTCTGCCTGCGCCCCACCAGAAGCCGCTCACTCTACACCCAGATGATCGGTCGCGGCACCCGGCTGCATGCCGGCAAGACCCATCTCACCATCCTCGACTTCCTATGGATGACCGGACGCCACAAGCTCGTGCGTCCCACGCGCCTCATCTCCCAGGATGAGATCGGAGACATCGCTGATGAACTCACGGCCAAGCAGGGCGAGTTCGATCTCCAGGAGGTCGTCAACGACGCGGTGATACAGCGCGAGAATGCGTTGGCCAAGCAGTTGGCTCAGAAGAAGAAGCTGTCCGGGAAGACCATCGATCCGCTAGAGTTCGCCTTGTCGATCCACGACACAACGATGGCCGACTGGGAACCGACCATGCCGTGGCACTCGCAGCCGGTCACTGAATCGCAGGCCAAGACACTCAAGAGCTTCGGGTTCTCAACCGACTCGATCACCTGCCGCGGTCAGGCCAGCGCGGTGCTGGATCGTGTGATGAATCGAGCGGCCCTGAAGCTCGCCACACCCAAGCAGGTTCGCTGTCTGACCCGTTTCGGAATCAAGAACGCGCACACATGGAAGTTCGATGCGGCCTCCCAATTCCTGTCGAAGGCATTCCAACGATGAACACCGCCCTGACAATCATCTCCATGGCCGTGCTGATGCCCCTCTGCGTGATCGCAGGCATCTACGTAGGCCACACTCTCACCATCCGGTCCCAACAAACCAAAACCAATGAGCAAAACAATCGTAGCCTGTGACCCCGGCGTGAACGGCGGGTTCGCTGTCCAGACCAAGGACGGCATCCTACTGTTCCCAATGCCCGAGTCACTCCCCGACATGGCGCAACTCCTCACCGGCTTCAAGCTGGCCGATTCCCACATGTGGATCGAGAAGGTGCCCAAGTTCGTGTCCAAACTGACCCCGGCCTCTGCGGTCGCCACGCTCCACGAGAACTACGGCATCATCCAAGGACTGGCCTACGCCACCGGCTACGCGCTGCACCGCGTGGAACCCAAGGTCTGGCAGGAACCCCTCGGACTCGGCGGTCGCAAGGCATGCGCCACGGGTCCTGAGTGGAAGCGCAAGCTCAAGTCCAAGGCCCAGGAGCTGTACCCGCACCTCGATGTGACGCTCGGCAACGCGGACGCGCTGCTGATCCTCCACTACGCCCAGGGAGGTGGCCGATGAGCGAGCTGGCCAAGAAGCTGAATCAGCAGGGTACCGGCGTGTACCAGCTTACCCGCAAGGAAGCGGGCGAGGCATACCGCGCTGCGAAGAAGGTCAAAGCGTATCAGATCACGTACTGGAACCGGAAGAAGAAGGAGGCGAAATGAGTGACAACAAGTCAGAGACTGTACGTCTCACATTCAAAGGGCTGCTGTCCATCTACTTGCCCGAGAAGACGATGATGGAAGTCTACAACGCCATCGAGCTGTCCTGCCGTAGAAATAACTGGGGCATCGCAATCGACGAGAGCAACCGATTGGACTTCGTTCCGATGGTGAAGGTGGTGGAGGGCGAGCAATGAACGGCACACCGAGAACGGACCAGATGGAGCAACACGCTCCTGTGGGTCTACGCAGGAACTCTGCGTTTGAACAAGCATCTGATTTGTGCCGCCAACTCGAACGCGAACTAAACGCGGCCAATGCAGACGTTGAGCGACTCACCAAATCCAATCTGCAACTCCGCGAAGGCTGCGAGGGGCTGAAGCAACGCATCAAGCGGCTGGAGGACTGCATCGAAACCGCATGGGGAATCATTGCCAATGTAAGCGGCGGTGATTGGACCCGACAGAAACCTCATTGGCAGGAAGCTGTTGTTCGATGGAGGGACAACGACTTCCATCCGATCATGAAAGAACTGTCAGAGCGCAAAGCCAAGGAGGCCAAGCTGTGAGAAGATCAACCGAAACACTGATCGCAGCCATGCGGATTCTGTCTCAGGATATTCAATCCGACGATGGAGTGGCCAACGATTTCATTGCTGAAGCAGCCCAGCGACTGGAGGAGCAGCATATGCGAATCACCCAACTAGAGCAGGAGAACGACGCTCTGAGAGCCGATCTGCTGCTGTGGGAGAATGGAGGGCCGTTGCCGTGAGTAGCATTTCACTTTTAGAACAATGTATGTACGGACTTGTGGCCGGTTGTTTTATGTCCTTAGCAATCCTGTGGGGCGATCAGCTTGGCAAGAGCAGTATGCGCGAAGAAGCCGTAAGGAAAGGCCACGCTGAGTGGGTGGTCGATTGCGCGGGTAAAAATCAATTCAAATGGAAGGAGTGCAAATGAGCGAACCAATCTACTTTTCAACCAACAGCCACCCGATATCCAACCCAACGACGCAGATCATGCGGGTCGATCTGGATGGTGGGTTCACGGTCAATGAATCCATACCCGCTACTGATGCAGCCAAAGAAGTGCTTCGGATTATGAAGGAGCAATGGTTTGCCGACGCACAGGCCACAAAGATCCGCGAACTCCAATCCGATGTGAACGAGCTGAAGGAGCTGGTCGAGTACCTGCAAGATCGGATCAGGAAGATGAAGATGGCTGGAGACGACTTGGACTCATGGCTAGGCCGAGAAACACCAGTCACGGTGCGAATCAACTGGAGACGGGTCAAGGAGGTGAAGCTGTGAACCATCTTGTTAACGCCAACAAAAAGGTCGTCAGCAAAACACCGCGCACAGACCGACAGACGTACATCAATGTAGCATTTCAACAGTACGTCAAAATCGGCTTCGCCCGTCAGCTAGAGCGGCAACTGGCTGGAGCGAACAAGCGGATCATCGAGCTAGAGAAGGAGAACGAACGCATCCACAGATTGGAACGTGCTGGCGATATGCTGTGCGCTGCTGCCGCCTTCCTAGGCTGGCATGGTGAGATTGAGCAATGGAACAAGGTGAAGGGGCAGAAGCCATGAACGTCCCCATCGGCCCTGCCGCATACGTCTTCAAGCACAAGAGAACCGGACAAGTCGTCGTCGTTCCTAGCGAACAATGGAATGAGTATTGGTTCCATAAGGACTGGGAACACACGGCCAGCCTCAACGCCTGCGGCGCAATCCAATACCTCATCAACGTCAAACCGAAGGAGCGGAACCGATATTTGAGATCACTCACCGAAAAGGTATGACCCTCCTGCTCCACGAACTCCCGCACCATCACCACCTCCGAAACTCCGCACTCAACACAATCGACGTTCGCATCCGGTGCCGACACACCAAGTCGAGCCGCGACCCGAGAACGTGGAAGATCAAGAACAACAGCTACAACGAACTCAATGATTCCTGGCAGACGAACTTCGACTTCATCGTCACCGTCGCCAGCGACCAACAATAAAATGAACCAGCTAGCAAGATTTGGGTTGACCAAGGAGTCGATGCAGCGCATGCTCGGCACCGTCACCGTCACCACCACGGCAAAGAAACGGGAGATTCCTCCCGGTCCTAACCGTAAGTGGTACAGCGTTCCAGACGACATCAAGACAGCTATCCTCGAAGCCCACCCAACCTCCACCTACCGTGAGTTGGCCAAGAAGTATGGCGTGTCCCTAACCAGCGTATGGAAAATCAAGAACCAAAACCAAAACAACAAGAAGTAGAGGAACTACAACGATGGAAGCAGTTATGTCACGAATTGGCCGCATGCTTGGGCTGCGGCTGCACAACTCAGACCGGCCTGTGCATGCAGTGCCACAAAGCCAACAAACGATACAGAGCAGTCCAAATACCCCTTCGATGAAACTCCGCGAGTCCATAAACCAAGTCACCGAACTCAGATCAAAGGGCCACACATACAAGGCCATTGGCCAACAACTCGGGTTCACCAAGCAGCGAGTCCACCAGATCCTACGATCTGCCAAGACGCTCAAGGAGAATGAGGCGCTCTGGACCAACGGACTCAGTGCCCGCAACGTGGCAATTCTCTCGAAGCTTCACATCACCTCACGCGAGGTAGCCATCCACGCGATCAAGACCGGTGACATCAGGCCATTCAAGTGGGCCAACTACGGTGCCACTTCCTACACCGAACTCTGCGAGTGGCTAGGCATTCAGCCGGTCGCCAACACCGCAAACAGCCGAAGCTCACGCGCATCCAAGGTCTGCCCGCACTGCAACAAACCCCTATGAGCCGACATTCATTCCCGCTCGTCGAATCCATCAAGGTGGTCACCCTCTCAGGCGGGATCACCGTCCGAGTGTGGCGTGATCGAACCAAAGAGAACCTGAAGACCAACTACGGCGACGGTGATATCCACCTCACCTGCGTGGCCCAAGCTCATGATCACTTCGAGATGATCAAGACCCTGGCCCGCTTGGAGAATGTTCGAGCCGTTGAGTTGGTCGATCAGAAAGGCAACGGAATCAAAGTCCACAAACAACCATGAGCCACTCCTCGACACGCGACCTTGCAAGCGCCCTCAAGATCCTGGCCCAACAGATCCACAGTGAAGACGGCGCAGCCAACGTCGTCTGCGCTGAAGCCGCCGACCGGATCCTTCTGCTCGTCACCCTCACCAACGAACTGACAGCACACATCCTGGCCAGCCCAATCCACCACCCCAAATGCACAGCCAAGACCAAGGGAAGCTACTGTAATTGCATCCTATCCCGGGTGACACCATCATGAAAACCCCACGACACGAGCAGCCATGGTACTCATGCCGGCTCGAAAACAACAAGAAGCCTGAACCACTCACCGAAGAAGAGAAGACCATCATGAGCGGTGTGAACCGCAAACTCATCGAAGACGCCCCACGCCTCATCGCCTACGGAGTTCAGAAAGGATGGATCTCCTACCCCAAGAAACCACGCACCCAACACACATGGATAACCAAGGACAGCCCACCGCTCGAACAGGACGATTCGTCAACATTCACAACGGATCCGTAATCGTCGAAGTCATAGGCCAAGGACAGTACCGTCTAGGAGAGACCCGCCGCACTGTAACCATCTACAGTCGAGACGGGTCTCTTTTCGTCCGCAATTCCCAAGAGTTCCATCGAGTCTTCAAAGAACTCAAGTAGTCCGAACCCAGCAACGCAACGACATGACAACGCTCCTCGAACGAGCGGCGCTTTGGCTCGCCAAGGTACCGCCAGCCATCTCCGGATCCGGAGGGCACTCGCAAACCTACACCGCCGCCGTTGGCCTAGTCCACGGCTTCGGCCTTTCAGACACCGACGCATTCGCGCTCCTGTCCGATTGGAACCGCTCATGCCAACCTCCATGGCAGGACCGCGAACTCCTCCACAAGATCCGACAGGCCAATGAGAAGTCCCACTCCAAGCCCCGCGGCCACCTCGCCAATTCCTCAAGCACCGTGTCCATTGAGCCATTGGACCTGACACGGGTCCGATTCAGCAGGCCAAAGCCCGTGGAGGCTACGCAGAAGGCCGAGGTGTCTACGGAGCCCTCCGCGCCATCAAACCCGCCCGCAGCCCCCATCCCGGCCTCGCACGATGCCTCGGAGTTCAAGCGGTTCCTCACATCCGCCTTCGCGCCCACCGAGGTGGTCTGCATCTGCGAGCAGGTCGAGGACGGTACCCCCATGACCAGCGGATCCTTCCTGCCCGTCGAGGATTGGATCGCCCGCTTCGATGACCCCGAGTCCATCCTCTTCCGACCCGATCGGAATCAGGGCGTCTTCGTCCGCATCAACCCGTTCAAGCCCAACCTCTACAGCGGCTCCGACAACGATGTCATGGCCTACCGCCATGTCCTGGTGGAGTTCGATCAGAAGCCCAAGGCCGAGCAGGAACAGCTCCTCCGCTCATCGGGCCTGCCCATCAGCGTCCTCATCGACTCCGGTGGCAAATCCATCCACGCATGGGTCCGGGTCGATGCACCCAATCGCAAGGAATGGGACGCCCGCAGGGATGCCATCTACGCGGCCATCCCCGATGTCGATCCCAAGAACAAGAACCCATCGCGCTTCTCCCGGCTCCCGGGCGCATGGCGGGGCGAAGAGAAGCAGAAGCTGTTGGCCAGCAACCTGGGCGCTCGCTCGTGGGAAGAATGGCTCACCGATCGGGAGACCGATGATGACAAGGCCACCGTCGTCACGGTCAAAGACCTCATCAACTTCGATCCCGACAAAGATCCGGACAACCTCATCGGCAAACGGTGGCTTACCCGCGGATCCTCCATGATCATCTCCGGTGGCACCGGCATCGGAAAGTCATCCCTCATGATGCAGATCGTCATCCAGTGGGCCATGGGCAGAGACTTCTTCGGTGTTGCACCAGTGCGACCACTCCGCATCGGTATCGTGCAAGCAGAGAACGACAAGGGCGACCTCGCAGAAGCCTTCAGGGGCGTCATCAAGGGGCTCAATATGCCCACTTCCGATATCTACACCCTCCAGGAGAACCTCCACTTCAGGACCGAGGCCGTCCGCACCGGTGACGCGTTCCTCGCCTACGCCCGCCGGTTCATCACCAGATCGAAGCTCGATGTCATCATCGGTGACCCGCTCTTCTCCTACTTCGGTGGCGATCTGTCGGACCAAGGCGAGGTCAGCGTGTTCCTACGGAACAAGCTCCAGCCCATCCTCCACCAGACCAAGGTCGCTTGGATCTGGATGCACCACATCTCCAAAACCCAGCGCAAGGACGGCGAACCCATGACCACCATGGAGCTCGCCCACTCCGGGTTCGGATCCAGCGAACTCGCCAACTGGGCGCGAGAGATCGCCGTGTTGGTAGAAGTAGGCCAGTCGAAGCCCCGTCGGTTCCAACTGGCCTTCTGTAAGCGGGGATCAAGGCTGCCGTCTAATACCCTCAACCTTCAGCATTCTCCCAGTGAGATCGTATGGGAGCAGTGGAACCCGATGGTGATGACAGGGGCTCAACTGAAGGAACCGAGTGGTAGGAAGGGAGCTTATCCCAAAAGGCGGGGTCCTTAGTCGCTTCCTGCAATTTGCGGAAGTTCTCTTCCTTTGCCCTCTCCACCAGCTCCTCAGGATCCACATCCGGGGAGCTTTTCTCTTCCTGAGCCTCAGCGTCTGAGTCGGCCACATCTCTGGAACCCTTCCGCCGACGCAACGTCCCGATCATCTGCCGCAGCTTACGGTCCTCAGACCTCAGCGAGGATATATCACGCTTCATCTCAGTGATCATTGCCAATAGCATTGATACCTTATCAACTTCCTCGGCAGGAACCCAATCACAACCACGCCACTGGCGATGGATTCGATCATATATCAATACGCCGCTCTTTATGTTACGCATCGAATTGAACGAGCGGATCGCCTTACCGAGATCGCATCGGAGGTTGTCCATTATGTAGGCCAGAACCTCGGATCGGCTCGGGTCGATGTCGTGCCTCATCGGCGGCATCAGGCGGAACATGGCGCGGAGGGTGGAACCATTCTCTAGATAACTCATGGTAGAACCAACGTAGCTTCCATCAGGACGCATGTCAAGGAAGCAGAAATAAACCCTAATCGTGGCACCAGAATCTTATCCACCCCCCCCGCTATCTCCCCTAAAAGGGAGTCTTAATACTCCCTTAAAAGGGAGTCAAAAATAGCATCGCCGAGACGCTGCGGGGGCGTTTTAAGACGCCCCGCGCTCGGCGGCAATTTTTGAGAACCCCCGATTCCGGATTGCGAAACTTGGAAGCAGTGGATCCCGAGGGTAGGAGGTAGGGGTATCGGAGCACTGAAACCGGAATGGTTGGTCCGATGGATGGATATGGATGCCTCGCAATCGAGCGGAAAGGGGTCGCCAGTGCGTCGGAGGGGTTCTTCCGCATCAAATTGCGAAAGCGGGGTCTGCGGGGCTGGAAATCGAAGGGCCGAAACCGCTCCATTCTGCCGCTCCATTCAACCCATGGATGGTTGGCCCACTCGATCCCGCTCCACGATGAGGTATCGGGGCATTAGCATTTCTAATTTCCGAATTCCGAATTCCGTATGGCTTATGGAAGATTGGGGAATAGTGATAAATCGGGGGGGGGGCGGACGCGGGAGCTTGTGACATACGGTGGCGGGCGCTTGTGTTAAATCGGAGCCGTTGGACATTGGGTGTCCTAGGGGGGCTGGCGATCGGCAAGGAAGGAAGGGAGCGGATCCGGGCAAAGAAAAGCCCCTAGGGGGAACCTAGGGGGGCGAGAGGAGAATGGCCTGCTTGTCAGCCATTCCCGGCGAGGGCCGATAGGAACATGAGACCGACGAAGAAAGCGCCGAGGAGGAGGTAGCCAAGGGCACGAAAGAGGTCGGTCATTCCAAAGCCTCGATTAAAAGCGAAAACTCCCGGAGGGTGTCGCTTGACGTATACTCGGGGCGAAGGGTGACAACCCTTCCTTCACGGAAGGATATCGTCGCCCCGTTGTTTCGCTTCGCGCCCCATGCATTAAACATACGGGAAAACTCCCGGGCGTGCTCCTCGAGTAGGAAAGTGTGGGTTGTTTTCATGATCAGATCATGCCAAGGGCGATCAGAAGTGAAGGGCACCCATGGGAGCAGCGCCCGTCGGGTTCGACAATGCAACCCTCAGTGCAGCACGCAGGACTTGTACCCTCGAACATAGCATGGCGGGCGTATTCAAAAGCGCCGTCTTCCGACGGCTCCCAACCCTCGTTTTCAAGCGCTTCCATGGCGCTGATTCGGTACGGGTTGCGGGTTGCGGTAGGGACTTGTGTGGTTTTCATGTTTTGAATGGGCTTCAATTGCCCGCACAACCCACGGTTACCCATGGGCTGGCCGGGCAATTCAAGCGATCAAAGCGGGCATATCAATGAAATGCCGGGCTCCGGTCCCGTGAACGGGAATGTGGATTGAGCGCTGGCCAGTCCTAGCGCCCGCGCAGGCGAGACACTCCGAACATGGGGTTCCGACCCGATCGGAGGCGCAAAGAGTCTCGATCGAGTGGTGATCGAGGTCTGGTGTCACACGGAAGGTTGACCAGCCCATGCTGCGGGCAATGAGGAGTTCGGCCGCAGTGTCCACACTGGCCATTAATAGTTGCTTCCAACCCTGCAGACTAGGCTTGCGCCATTGGTGCGTATAGCCTGTCCACCCAGATGAAGCGCCGGCGATCGCGAGGGCGAGGCTAAGAGGGAGATGCGTGGGGTCGCCATAGGCTCCGAAGCGGACCCGTCGGCCGGTGAAACACTCGAGAGAGCGCAAGGGAGAGTATCGGCCCGCTTTCCACGCCTTCCAAATCCCTTGGGGGGCTTGGCCAGGATTTACGTAGCATGATCGGCCTACTCCGAAGCGACCGTTTTCTTCGTGCCCGCGATGCATGCAATTGCCGCAGATTAATCTGTCAAGTCCCGTGCGTATCGCTTCGGTAGGGGAAACGGATTTCACTAGGATCCACACTTGGATCATGTCGCCGGTCTTCCGATTGTCGGAAGGGGACTCGAAGCCCGTCGCAATGATCACACGATGCTGGTCTTCGTGGATAATGAAACCGTTCACTGGAGACCTCCTTCGGCAATGGGGGCGATCGATCGAAGCAAGGCGCTAGGAACGGGCCGATCGGTGTCAACGTATCGGGCATGCGACTTATACTTGTGGCCTCCGGATTGCAGTGATCTCCCATAGCCCGTCCAAGTCAGGCGGACCCGTCGCCCGTTGACCTCTGCAATGACACCCTCAAAGGAGAACATGGATTGGCGCACACAAGCGTGCACGTAGCAGTGCCCGTATCGGCGGGTGCATTGCACGTAGGCGATCAGGTTTGGCAGGTAGTGTTCGGGAGGGTTCAAAGGGAACCTCCGATCCAAAGGGATTGCTCCCGGAGCCCGTTGACGATGACGATTGAGATGATCGCGAGCCAAAAGAGGGTCGCGAGAATGCGTTTTGCGCGTGGTTTCATGATTTGAAAGGAACCGACTATCGGTTCACGGGAGAGAGAATCGCAAAGGATCGCACACTTGTCAATACTCACGCACAAATATTTCAGGGTGGTTCACTTTGTGGGGCAAAGTGAGGGCATGGGTAGGAAGGAGAATAAGGAAGCGAAAGAGACGGAAAGCGCCGTCCAGGTTGTGGAGGGGAAAACACCTTCGATTCGTCCCTCCGGTTACGTCAAAAAAAATGGTCCCGATCCCAAGACGGTCTCCGCTTCCGACTGGGCCCGCGTCTTGGATGCCGCTTCCTTGGGGCTTCCGCTTGAAAGGCTATGGGCTCTTTCAGGAATGAGTGACAAGACGTTCACCAAGTACCTTTCCCGCTTCCCGGAGAAAGCGAAGGAGATCGAAGGAGCCCGGTCTCGGGGCGAGTATGACCTCACCTCCGTCGTTCGATCCTGCGGACCAGGTTGGCAAGGAAGCGCTTGGCTACTGGAGCGAACCCGAGGCTACGTAGCAAGAGCTCAACTCGAACACACTGGTAAGGGAGGGAAGGAACTCTCAGTATCCGGAGCCCTACTCGGAGCATTCGGAGGAGGGAAATAGCACCACGGGGGGGGGCGACCCCCAAGAGGGGGGTGGGTGTTACCTGTATACCCCCTCCCCCTACCGCCACCAATTTTATGCCAGTCAAGCAAATTAAGCGGAAGAAATCCCCTTCACTCGGAATGGGTTCTCACATCCCTGCGTGGAAGCAGCGCAAGCTCCTGGAGGAGGCGCAGCAGCTCAAGAACTTCCCGAAGATGATGCTTGGCCTACGTGATACCTATCCTTGGCAGGAGGCGGTGCTCGGGGCGTTGAACGAGAAGCACTCGAAGGTGGCTCTGAAGGCGGCTAACGGCTCTGGCAAGACGAGCATGGTGGCGGCGTCAGCTGTCATCTGGCACATGCTCCGCTGGCCGGGGAGCCTCGTTGTCTGCACCGCTGGCGTGTACCGACAGGTGGCCGACGCTCTGTGGCCGCATCTGAGGAAGATGATCAATGGGTTGGGTGGCGAGGAGAACGGCTTCTCGATCAAGGACGGCGAGATCCGCTACGTGTACCCGAAGAAAGTGGACGGGCAGGAGCTGATCAGCCGGTGCATCGGGTTCAGCGCGAGCAACCCGGAGAAGGCGGAGGGCTGGCACGTGCAGGGTCCGAGCAATGACCTGATGTACATTGTTGATGAGGCGAAAGCGGTTCCGGACGGGATATTCCAGTCGATGGAGCGGTGCCAGCCGACGCGGACGCTCCTCATGAGCAGCCCGGGTGGCAGCTCCGGGTACTTCTACGATGTCTTCAGGCGAAATGATGGCAAGTGGCAGACCTTCACGGTGACGGCATACGACTGCCCGCACATCCGGAAGGAGTGGATTGATGAGCAGATGGCCCGCTGGGGCGAGGGTCACCCGCTGGTGCGCTCGATGATTTACGCGGAGTTCATGGAGGATGACGGGAGTCTCACCGCTGTCAAAACCGCCGACTGGCAGAAGGTGGTGAGTGGCCCGCCCAAGGAGGAAACCGACGGCCACCGCCTGACCGCTGGGTGTGATTTCAGCGCCGGTGGGGATGAGAGCGTGATGGTGGTGCGCCATGGGAACACGGTGAAGGGGCTGATCCGCTGGCGGGACAAGGACACGATGGCCAGCGTGGGCCGTTTCATCGCGGAGTTCAGGAAGTGGAAGCTGAAGGCTGATGATATCTATGCGGATGTGGGAGGCATGGGCGTGGTAATGTGCGACGCCCTGAGAGCCGAAGGCTGGGATGTGCGGCGTGTGAACTTCGGGGAGCGGGCCATTCGGGATGATCAGTTCGTGAACCGAGCGGCGGAGATGTGGATCGAGTTCGGTCGGATGGTGGAGGAGGGGAAGGTGAATCTTGGTCCCGTAGGGACCGACGAGGTGCTGCTCCAGCAGTTCGTGAGCCGTAAGGTGAGGACGAACGGGAAGGGGAAGCTCACGCTGGAGGGGAAGGATGAGCTCCGCGCTCGCGGGGTGAACAGCCCGGATCGGGCTGATGCTATGGTGCTGGCCTTCTGCGGTGGTGGCGGGAAGCGGATGGATGAGTACATGAAGGCGCTGGGCGAGGATGGGCGGAGTCTGCTGGAACGCATGGAGGATGAGCTGGGAGCGATTGAGCCTGAGGGGGTTGCGCTTGCTGGTTGCGAGGTGGGGGGATAAGAGGAGGGGAGGACATTTATGATGACCGATAAACAGCGGAGTTCGTTGCAGGGGCAGATTGTCGAGGCTGTGGGCCAGCGTAGCCCGTGGGAGCTGCGGCAGACGAGGTGGTACGAGCTGCGGCACCATGGATTGCGCCG